GCTCTGGGACCCGAAGACCAGCGACTTCATTCCCTTCCGCAACATGCCCTCGGTGATGGCGGTTGGGCTGGAGACCGGACTGGCCGGCTTCCACCCCGACCTGGCCGTCCTGGACGATCTGGTGACGGAAAAGAACGTCTCCACCAACGAGCAGTTGGAGAAGCCGCGGGAGTTCATCAAGTTTGTCGAGCCGCTGATGGCGCGAGGGACGGAGATTCTGGTCTCCGGCACCCGGTACGACTTCCGCGATGCTTACGGCTGGATTCTCAACGAACTCGACAACTACGACGTGTTCCTCCGGTCCGCGGTCAACGATGACAATTCTCTCTGGTTCCCCGACCTCCAGGACTGGGACTTCCTCAAGGCCCAGGAGCGGACGCTGGGGAGCTACATCTACTCCTGCCAGTATTTGATGAATCCGGTGTCTCCGAAGGACGCCATTTTCAAGGAAGACTGGCTGTCTCGCTGCACATGCAAGCGTGAGGCATTTCCGCCACGCTCCCGGCTCAATATTTCGCAGTGGACCGACCCCGCCGCCAGCGTGACGCGGAAGAGCGACAACGCGGCGAACCTGATCGTCGGCATGGACCCGGACGGCATTCTCTGGGTGATGAACTCCTGGGGCCGGAAGATCAGTGACGAGGAAATGATCGACGCCATGCTGACCGATTATGTTGGGTGGGGAGCGCAGGAGTTGTGGTGTGAGGAGAACGTGGCATTCACCCTGATCCAGCCGCTCCTCCGGCGCATGGCGGCCGACCGTAAGATTTCCGTCAATTATCACCCGTTCAAGTCTTCCACGGCCACATCCAAGGCGTACAAGATCAGAGCCATCATGCCCTACTTCCAGTCGGGCCGCATCCGCATTTCCGACGATCAGCAGCAGCTACTCGGGGAGCTGGCCCGCTACCCCAAAGACAAGGACGACCTGGTGGACGCGCTGGCAACGGCGATCGCCAACCTGTGCCCCAAGGAAATTCCGAACGTAATCAGTATCGAGGAAGCCGTACAGAGACACAAAGACAAGATGGATCGGGATTGGCCGGAACCGAAGAGGAGCGACAACTTTTTCATTAACGTATTTGGAGCCTGACCATGGAAAATATGAGACCTCTGCGAGCGCAAGTGCTGATCCGGATGGAAGAAGCCGATGCTGGAAATGACCTGATCGAAATTCCCGGTCAGGCCCGCAAGTCAGGGCAGTTCGGCCGGGCCGAGGCCGTTGGCCGGCTGGTGTCGGAAATCTCCGTTGGCGACCGGGTGCTACTCGATGTCAGCCTGAACTCCGTTTCCCCCGGCTCCCTGGTGCTGGTGGCGGAAAAGGAAATCCTGGCGGTGGTCAATGGCTAAGCGCCGCTCCATGATCTCCTGCCGTCATTGCGGCTCCAGTTCCAAACTGGTCCCGAACGCCGGCCGCGGCCTGTGTCAGAAGCATTATAAGGCAGTGCTTCGCATGGAGGCCAAGGATAAGAAGATCAACCGCGAGACGGACGAAAGCCTTCGTTCCGGGGCCGAGCCTCCCTGGAATTATGACGAGTTCCTGCGGAGTTCAACATGAGAAAAACGGAAGTCAGAAATGAAGACGGAAAGGCCGAGTCCCTGACTGTTTTGACTCAGTTTTACGAACGCGCCAAAACCGCAAAGGCCAAGCAAACCCTTCGCATGAAACTGGACCTGCTTTACTACCAGGGTGAGCAGTACGCCATGGTTCGGCAGAACCGCGCCATCGTCTCGCCCGACACCGATACCATCAGAGAGTTGAGAGACAAAAACGTCATACTGGCGACACAGAACCGCATCCGGCCCGCGGCCCGGGTGCTGATATCGAAGATCACACAACGACAGCCGATGCTCTACTGTCTCCCGATGGCCGATGGGGAGAAGGCCAAGCAGTCCGCGAGCGCGGCATCCGACCTGCTTTCCGACATTCGCCACCGGAAGTTTTACCTGAACAAAGACGTGCTGGCGACCGAGTGGATGGTGACGTGCGGTAAGGCGTTCAAAATGCCGTTCCCAAAAGTGACCAACGTCATCAACCCGGAGACGGGGGAGGAAGAGCCGAGGGTCGAAGTTGACATCGCGGTCTATTCTCCATTCGAGGTCCTACTGGCTCCGGGTGTGGTGAATGCCCCGGACAGCCCGAGGATCATTCTTCAGCGGTACACCGACATCGGAGCCATCGAGCAGAGATACGACTGCAAGATTGACAACGACGAGGATTCCACCAACGCCGACGATCACGCCGCCCTCGATTTCGAGGCCGACCGAAAAGGCGATCTACGCCTGGTTCGGGAATACCTCGAACTTCCCACTCCCAAACGTCCCCGCGGCCGTCACATTGTCGCCGTCGAGGACAAGGTGGTGTACGACGACGAGTTCCCTTATTGGGACAATACCGCGGATGGCAGGGAAGTATGCAGCGGTTATCGGCTCATCCCTTACGACTTCGATGTAACGCTGACCTCGGCCTGGCCTGACGGCCTGGTCCACAACTGCCTCGATGAACAGAAGAAGATCAACCTGCTATGGACCCAGTGGGTAACCTACGTCGCCCATTGCACCACGCCCAAACTGAAAAAGGGCAAGAAGACCGTACTCCCGCCCGACTTCTGGATGAATGTTCCGACCTCGATTGATGTCGGGGAGGGCGACGAGGCTCCGGAATGGTTGCGTACCGCCGAGATTAACCCAGCGGTGCAGGCGGCCTTGACTGAAGCCAAGCAAGCGTTTGATGACGCGGCCGGCATCCATTCCGTGACCAACGGCAACGAGCCGAAAAACCGGATGCCGTTCCTGGCCATCCAGTATGTAACCGAGCTGGACCTCGAAAAGTACGGATCGGTGTTCGACCGATACGAGGAGAGCGAGCGGATGCTCGGAACCGCCATCCTGAAAACCATCCAGCAGTTCGCCGGTGAGTACCCATACCGGGTTCTCGGCAAGAATCGCGAGACGGAAATCAAGACCTTCATGGCAGACGACATGGACGACCACGAGGTCGTAGTCGAGCGCGGGTCCGGGCTGCCGGAGTCGAAGGCCGGCAAGATCGCGCAGTTGATCGAGATGGCGCACAACAACGCCTTCGACCTGACCAGTCGGCCGACGCGGGTATCGTTCTTCAAGGCGCTCGATACCGGCTGGAGCCGGGACATGATCGCCGGCGAGACGCACAGCCTGGACCTGGCCGAAGCCGAGAATGGGATGCTGCTGTCCGGAGAGCCGGTCACCGTCCACCCGATGCACGACCACGAACTCCACCTGTCCGTCGTCCGGCGCATCTTGGACGGCCCCGAGTTCTATCACCTGGACCCGCTGGTGATGCAGGCCGTGGAAGCCCACGCCAACCAACACCAGGCGTTTCTGCTCCCGCCCCCGGCCCCTGGCCTTCCGACCGCGCCGCCGGCCCCTGACGGGCCTCCTGCGCCTCCTGACATGGACCCCACGGCTCTTCCCTTGCCTGACGCATCCGGCGCGATGCTGACGGAACAGGGGAACCCGTTACAGGACTTTTTCTCTTCCGTTCCCAGCGGCAATCTGCCCCCGCTGGGAAATGAGGCCAACTTCGGGCAGGCGCTCCCAAGCGCAGAAACTGGAGGCACGTGATGTTGTGGAATTTGATTTTGCGGGATGCGGAAGATGTCGATGGCGGCGCCGTCGAGACCCCGGAAGAAATTTCGACTCCCGGCGTGGAGTCCGAATCCGAAGGGAAACCAGCCGCCGCCGGCGATGATGAACCCGGTGAGGCCCCCGTTCCTCCCACTCGGTTCAAAGAAATCTACCGCAAGATGAAGGAAAACGAGGAGCGGGCGCTCAAGGCCGAGGAACGAGCGGAGCGGTATCAGGCCGAGCAGGACCGCATTCTGGATGAAATGCAGAGGAAGCGGAATCGCCCGGACCGCGAGCAGCCGGAGCCTCGGCGCGAGCCGCAGAAGCCGGAAGCTCCGCAGGGGAGCTTCTTCGATTCCCTGCCAGCGGACCTGAAGGCGATTGCGGGCGAGGACCGGGACGCTATTGCCTGGACGAACTACATCGGAAAAATCATCCAGCACTCGCTCGGCCCCTTCCAGCAGAAGATCGAAGGGTTCGACCAGCAGTACGGCTCCAAGTTCCAGGAGATGCAGCACCAGTCCGAAGTTCAGCAGCTTCGGTCGGTGATCGAGAAGGTCGCGCTGCCCATCCTGGATTCGGCCGGGTTCAAGGGTCACCCGCTGGAGGACCGGCTTCGCTCCCTGGCCCTGCAATCGTTGAAGGTCTCGCTCGACGAAGGGTTTCACCAGTTGCCGCGATCGCTGCAACTGCGCCACATCGAGCGGACCCTGACTCGTGAGGTCCAGTCTCTTTCCGAGGGCTTGGGTCTTCATCTCAATCCCGCAGTCAAAAAGGACAAAGCGGCGGAGGCAGCGCGGAAATCACCCGCGACCGCCTCTGCTCGACCCGGATCGGTCCCGGAACGGGATGATCTGATAAATCAACTCCGAGACAGAAAGAAGTCCGGCAGGGCAGTTATGTCGGAGTTGATCGACCGCGACTAGAAAAAGCAGTCGCAAGAGAGGGATACCATGGGAAACTACGATGCTTCCGCAGTTGCAAATTTGGCGCTGGAAAGGGTCGAGGTCGGGATCGAGCCTATCGTGATGGCCGAGACCCGTACTTGGTCCAAGTTCGAGACGTTCACTCCCGAGAAACCCGGCATGGGCCAGTTCCATGACGCGAAATACATCCATGTCGTCACCACCGATTACCCGTCTTCGGTCCGGGGCATCGCCGAAGGCGGCACCGTGCCGGCCGCGGGCACCGGGACCGATGTCAAAATGACCGCTTCGCTCCAGAAGATCGTCGGCACCATGGGGATCACATGGGAGCGAGCCACCCTGGGCAACAACTCCAAGGCATACATCAAGGCTTTGGTCAAAGCCAAAACCGAAGACCTGATCCGCAGCTTCAAGTTCCGCATGAACACGCAGATCATCGGTTACGGCGACAGCGCGAAAACCACCAACTTCAAGGGCGTTCTCGCCAAGGTCCAGGGCGTGACCACCACCTCCATCACCGTTTACAACCACGAGGGCACCCAGCACGAAAGCGGCGCTCCCGGCACCCGCTGGCTCCAGGTGGGAATGCCGATCGAAGTGGACAGCGCCTCCGATCTGGGCACGGCGTCCACCGCCAACGATGGCGTCATCGAGTCCATCACCAGCAACAACGTGTTCGTCACCACCGCTGACATCAGCTCCGGAATGGCGGATGGCGACCTGATCGTGGTGGGCGACACCACCAACAACGAGTACGGACAGGCCATCACCAGTCTGTCCGAGCACACCGATGATGTCGCCTGGCCCACGACCTACCAGGGCATCACCCGCGCCAGCTACTCCGCCCTCCAGGGCAACGTGTTCCACAATTCGAGCGAGGGCACCGTGCGCGAACTGACCGAGGCCATTCTCCAGGAGGCTTTCGACGCCCCGATGGAGTATGCTTCCGGCGGCGACGATCCCGACCTCATCATCTACACCCCGGCCACCGGCCGGAAGTACGCGGCCCTCTTCTCCGACTACCGCCGGTTCACCGGCAAGGAAGCCGTGTCGGCCGTGAACCATCGCACCGCCGGCTGGCTGACGAAAGACCTGGTGTGCGACCCGAAGATGCGGCCCGGAACCATCTTCATGATCCGCAAGGACAGCTTCGGCAACCTCCAGGCGATCAAGCCCTTCGAGTTCCACCGCTGGGAGAATGGGAAAATCCTGACCATGTGCGGCACCGCGTCCGACACCGACGTGTACCAGGCCCGCTGCCGCCTGTACGGCCAGACCTTCTGCTACCGCCCCCGGGCCAACAGCGTCATCCGGGACATCAAAGAGAGCTAAACCCTAAACCCCGGCGGGTGAAATTCCCGCCGGGTTCACCGCTTTTCGGAGGAAAAAGACATGACTACCCTCAAAGAAAACTCTACCCTCCAGACCACGGCTTTGACCGACCTGGAGACCGCCCTGGACGGGATGGAAGCCCTGGTCGGCACCACCAATACCAACATCGCCGGGGTCGATGCGGCCATTGACCTCGGGACCACAGCCATCGGCCTGGTGGACGCGGCCGTTGACCTCGCCACCGCGCAGTTGACCAACCTGCACACCGACCTGGGCACCACGCTCCACGCGGACCTCGGCACCACCCTGAATGCGACCATCGCCTCCCTCGCCACCTCGCTGGGCACCACCATGGGGGCGAACCTGACCGCGCAGTTGGCCGCGCTGGTGGCCGCCACCAACGGGTCGAAGTTCATCTCCATCCCGCTCCAGACCCTGTTCCTGGGGAACGGCACCACCACGGTCTCGGCGCTCGGCCCGGCCACGGCCCCTGCTTTGGCGCAGGCCGGCGCGAACGATCCCAATCTGCTCCTGACCTGGGTAGCCAGCGCCGACGATACCGGCAAGGTCGCGCTGGGGTCGTTCTGCCTGCCGGACAGCTGGCCTTCCACCGCGAATCTCCGGTTCCGGTTCCGGGCCAAGGAGGGCGTCAACACCGACCATCCGGTGATGACCCTGCACACCGTGTTCGATGAGGGCGACACGCAGGTGGTTGACACCAGCGCCGCCATCACCGGCACGTCTTACGCCGAGTACACCATCACCGTCGCCAACGCCGACATCAAGGCCGGAGCGCGGGTCTGCGGCTTCGAGATGTTCCCGGCGGCCCATGCCACGGAAAACAACACCGTCATCGTGTCCTCGCTCTGCGTTGACATCGTGATCCCGTAACCCCCAGCCTCCGGGGGAGGGGAAACCCTCTCCCGGAGTTACAAGGATGAAAGCATGAGCAGGGAGCCGTCAGCCGAATTCGCCCGCCGCCTCCGGTCAATCGACCCGGGGCTGGTTGCGCGTTGGAACCCCATCGCTTGTCGTTGGCAGATTGTCAAGCTCTGGTCCAAGGGCCGCAACCGGGACGGGAGCCAAGCCAAGGGCGTCAAGCGGGCGCTACTCACTTATCAGGGCAAGATCGGGGACAACCCCTTGTACCGGATGCGCGAGTTGGGGGCCATCATCGGGACCCTTACCGGCCCGAACGGCGAGTACCGCGACCTGGACGACTCGGTTCTGTCCGACCTCCGCTCTGTCGATACCTGGCGCACGGATCACAATCCGACAGCGACGTTCGATCAGGAACAACGGGACCTGGAACGACAGGAAGAGGAAACCCACCGGAAGCACAAGGAGATGATCGACCACGAGGTAGATCATTTTGTGGACTGGGTTACCAAAGACAAGATTGACCTGGGGGCGCACAATGCTCTTTAGCGAGATGCAGACGGAACTAGGGTCCGTGCTGTCCGATGCCGACCACGCGACCTGGAGCCTGACGGAAAAGAAGGCTCTGATAAACCTTGCCCTCCGCGCCCTGGTCCACGAGCTTTACAAGCGCACGGACTTTGGCCTGAAAAGCGCCACCATCACCACCGTCTCGGGAACGCAGAAATACGATCTTCCCTCCGACTTCTTTGCCTGCCGCCGGGCGTACATCAACAACGACATCGACATCAATCTCGGGAACCGCCAGCCGGGCTACACCGATGAGAAGGGCCAGCCGATTAAGGGCTGGATCGAGGGGGCATACAAGATTGTGGCGGGCGTTACCACCTACGCCGAAATTGGATTCTGGCCCACCCCTGACGGCGTGTACTCGGTGGCGGTCGATTATCTGCCCGCTATTGATGCACTCTCCGCGGATGGCGACCAGTGCCCGATCCCGGTGGACTTTCACGATGTCGTCATTCAGGACGCGGCCATCGCCGCCTATGTCCGCCGCGGCCACCGGGCCCAAGCCCGGACCCTGTTTGACGAGGGGCAGTCCCGGAAAAACCAGATGATCGAGGAATGCTGCCGGAGATACCGGGGGCAGGGAAGCATTTTTGTCAACTGCATGGGCGGGGACTTGGATTTAGAATGACCCTAAAACCCATCATCAACGACTTCTCCGGGGGGCTGAACGATACCCCGATGATCGAGCGGAGACTCCCGACTGAAGCGGGAGTCTTAACCAATTTCCGCCCGGTCGAGGACGGGATGCTGGAGCGGGTCTCCGGGCGCGACCTGATTACGACCGAGACCATTACCACGTCATCGGTGACCTTCACCGGGGCCGGTCTGAACGATGCAACTATCGTCAAGACGGGTGTGACCGTCGCCGGGCGGAGTTATATCTTTGAGATTGTCACCGGGGGAGTCACCAGTCCGAACACTTTCCGCTGGTCCAAGGATGGCACCAACTGGGAAGCGACCCTAAATTGCACGGTCGCGGCACAGGCGATCACCGACACCGTGACCATCGCCTTTGCCGCCATTGTCGGGCACACCGCGGGAAACCGCTGGAGCTTCACCACGGCCCTGACGCGGGGCGCATTTACCGGGACCGGGGGAGACACCGCCACCAAAATTACGGGCCTCCTGTGCCCTCTCCGCAAAGCTCCGCTGGTGACTCTGACCTCGACCGACAACGCTCTTCGAGTCAGTGTCGGCGGGGTCGAGACGGTGGTCAGTCTGGCAGTCGGGGCCTATTACACATACGACGAACTCGGCGCGGCTCTGGCGGCTGCTCTCGGGACGACGTTGCCGGCGACTTGGACCATCGCCTACACCGCCGCGACCAAAGCGTTCACCATGGGAGCCGCGAACGCCGGGACGGCCACGGTTATCTTCTCCTGGAAACACTCGAAGACCACCCTCGACCCTACCCTGTTCGGGTTCCGGTACGGGTCCATCAGCGCAACTAATCCCATCGCCTTTACCTCGACCTTCCCTGTGGCGGCGGAACCCCCGTCGCGGAACATGGTGGCGACTGACGGGGCCTGGTACAACGTGGATGCGGCCGGGGCCAAGACCAAGGTGACCCTACCCTCGGGAGACAACCCGGACTCCTCGACCGGGGATGTAGTCGGCGGATGGCAGAACGACCGCGGGTACTTCTCCAACCAGAAAAAGAACCACGTCATCCGCACCCTGCGGGAAATCAGGGAGTACCCCGAGAAAGACGCGGTGAAGCTGGCAAGCAACCCGACCGTGACCGCCGGCGACCACAACCTTTACAGCTACACCGATGGATTCGCCACTGCCCTGACCCTGACCGAAGCGATCGGCTCCTTCCGGCTGGACCTGGGAACCATGACCCCGGGTCTGGCCGACCAACTCCGTCTGGTGCTGGCGCGAGAGAACGTGGCCGGGTACGTCGATCTGAAGTTCTATCACGAGGTCCCGAGCCTTGGGTATCGGAACCTGATTGGAACCATTAATTCCAGCCAGCTATTTGTCGGGTCGGGATCGGTCTTCGACTTGCAAATTGAGGAAGTCTTTGGGGTTGGGGACGCCACCGATTCCTGTATCGTGGCCGAGTACGATCCGGCGGTGGCAGGAGCCGCGGCCAACCCCGACATCTACATCTACGGGACCGACATCCACGCGGTTCCTGCCGCGACGGATGGGCCGGTCTATTATCTCGACACCGATGGATGCTGGGCGCTGTATCACCCGAGCGGAGACGCGGATCATTACCTGAAGTGGTACGGGCACCTGAAGGTCAATGGGCAGACTTACGCGGGCACGTCGTCCCGGTTGCGGATTGGGCTGGAAAACCCCGACCACTTCGAGACGGACCTCGGAGAGTATCATCCGCTGACCCTGACGCAGAGCTACCGGGACGCGGTGGCGGGAGAAGACTCGCTCGCGTTGGCCGGGTTGGCGCAGGGGATCGTGGTGCATCCATCCGGAAACTATGCCTATCTCGGGCTGGGGCCCGCGGGGATGCAGGTGGTGGACATCACCGATCCGACGAATATTGCCGTACCCGCGGGAGGAACGTCGGGGCTGGTCGATACCACCGATGCCAAGAGCACCAGTCTGGTAATGACTAGCGCGTCGGCGCACAGCGACACCTACATCGCCCTGGCCGATGGGGCAGGTGGCGTCAAGACGGTCGATGTCAGCACCCCGGCATCCCCCACCATCGAGGCTTCACCCCACACGCTGGCGACCACCGACGCGAGAGCGGTCACCCCGGCCTGGATCGGCACGACCTCCTACCTGCTGGTGGCGGACGGCCGAAGCGGATTGCGGGTGGCGACCTGTGCATCGACCGGGCACCTGGCACTGTATTCTACCAAAGCTCTTGCCGGCACGTCTCAGGGTATTTACTATTCCGCGCCCTACGCCTACGTCCCGGCCGGCAAATACGGCGTCCATATCGTTGACGTTTCCGTTCCGCTTACTCCGGTGCATAAGGGCCGGTGTATTGTCCCGCGGGCGGAGGACGGCGCTCATTCCTGTTGCAAGTCCGGCGACTACCTCTACGTCGTGACCAAGCGGCACCTGTATGTCTACAACGTGGCGAACCCGGCTCTGCCGCGGCGGGTGAACGTCCTGACCCTGGGCACTACCCAACTGCTCAACTCGATCACCATCTACGAAGACATGGCTTACATCGGGTTCGGGTCCGTGGGTCTGTTGATGGTGGACATCGGCAACCCGGAAGTCACGTTGTCCATCACCAAGA